AGTATTAACAGAAGTCAGACCATGGTTCAAAGATAAGAGCATGGAAGACATGGGTAGAAAATATTGGAAAAAGAAAAGTTATATTTTCCAAGGATTTGTTACACAAAATCCATTAGCAGAAGAGACAACACCCGAGAATCCAATAAGAAGATTTATCATTGGACCTCAAATCTTTAACATCATCAGGGCGGCATTGCTTGATCCAGAAATGGAAGAATTGCCAACTGACAGTGTGAGAGGTGTTGATTTTAGAATAACCAAAACTTCAAAAGGTGGTTATGCTGATTATTCTACATCAAAATGGTCTAGAAGAGAAAGAGCGTTAGATGAGGCAGAAAGAGCCGCAATTGACAAATACGGTTTACACAACTTGTCTGACTTTAGACCAAAAGAACCAACAGATGCTGAAGTAAAAATAATTAAAGAATTATTTGAGCAATCTGTGGAAGGTGAGGCGTATGACCTTGAGAAGTATGGACAATACTATAGACCTGCAGGAGTAAGTGCAAGTCAAATATCTGTTCCAAAATCGAGTCAACCCGCACCAGTACAAAACACTGCGGCTCCGGTAAATGCTGAGGTAAAAGAAACTGCTCCAGCGACCGAGACTGCGACGGAGGCTCCAGCGGCTACTAACAGCACTGACAGTGCCAAAAGAGCAGAAGATATCTTGAAATTGATAAGATCAAGACAAAGCAAATAAAAATAAAATACCAATGACCGTATTGATTGACAGTACGGTCATAAGGTAGTATTATAAGAGACAAATTATGACAAAACCATTTGACGTAACAAAATTTAGAAAGAGTATAACAAAATCAATACAAGGACTTGGCATAGGATTCAGCGATCCTACAGACTGGATCAGCACAGGAAACTTTGCCTTGAACTATCTTATTTCTGGCGACTTCAACAAAGGGGTACCACTAGGAAAAGTATCTGTACTTGCAGGCGAATCAGGAGCAGGCAAGTCTTACATAGCATCAGGTAATATCATTAAGAATGCACAAGAACAAGGCATATTTGTAATCCTAATTGACTCTGAGAACGCACTAGATGAACAATGGTTACAGGCTTTAAATGTTGACACATCAGAAGAAAAACTTCTTAAATTAAGTTTGTCAATGATAGACGACGTCGCAAAAACAGTTTCTGAGTTCATGAAAGGTTATAAAGAACAACACTCTGAGGCAAAAGAAACAGCACCGAAAGTTTTATTTGTAATAGATAGTTTAGGAATGTTGTTGACTCCAACCGATGTTGATCAGTTTGAAAAAGGAGAAATGAAAGGCGATCTGGGTAGAAAGCCTAAGGCACTTACGGCTTTAGTACGAAACTGTGTTAACATGTTTGGTAGTTGGAATGTTGGATTGATTGCTACTAACCACACATACGCTTCGCAAGATATGTTTGATCCTGACGATAAGATATCAGGTGGACAAGGTTTCATTTATGCGAGTTCAATAGTTATTGCGATGAAAAAATTAAAACTTAAAGAAGACGAGGCCGGAAATAAAATATCAGAAGTAAGAGGAATCCGAGCGGCATGTAAGGTTATGAAAACACGTTACGCAAAACCTTTTGAATCCGTTCAAGTAAAAATTCCATATGATACCGGAATGGATCCTTACAGTGGTTTGGTTGATCTTTTTGAGAAAAAAGGTTTGTTAACTAAGGCAGGTAACATGTTACAGTACAAATCTTCTGACAACAAAGTAATTAAAGAGTTCCGAAAAAACTGGACTGGTGATAAATTAGATGTAGTTATGAAAGATTTTCATAACATAACAAACCAAGACCAGGAGAATACCGATGACGGAGGAACAGATGACGCCTGAACAAATTGAAGAAATTTGGATATCAGTTGCTTCATACCTACCCGAGAGAGTAAAACTTGATTGTGCTATTGACTACGTCAAGACGCTTATTGACGGTGGAGTAGATCCGGAAATACTGAAACAAAGCGGCGAGTATGATGAAAAACTACAAACAGCCATCGATACCGTTTTGGACGAAGATGAATCGGAAGGTGAACTAGAATCGTGGGACGAGTAAATGTCTTGGTATACCGACGTAAGTAGGGACATCTCAAAGATACCAGACTGCATTAATTTTTATTACAAAGAGTTAGAGTCTGCCAAAAAGGAAGTAAAGATATTTGGCAACATAGAAAAATCTTCTGCGTCTATGCCAGGATTGGTTGAACATAGATTCAATCAGTTGCAGGAAATAGAGGCAATATTAGAATATCTCAACATAGAAAAAAGACAACTTCGATCAAAGACTTTCAAAAAATATTTAGAAAATTATCAAAGAGCATTATCATCTCGAGACGTTGAAAAATACGTAGACGGTGAACCAGACGTGGTTGATATGGAAAAAATTGTTAACGAGTTTGCCTTGCTGAGAAACAAATGGTTAGGCATTATAAAGGGACTAGATCAAAAGCAGTGGCAAATCACGAACATTGTGAAACTACGGGTAGCCGGTATGGAAGATGCAAACATCAAATAAAATCATACTAACCGACGTCGACGGAGTATTGTTAGAATGGGAACATCATTTTACAAAATGGATGTTACAAAGATCATATTATCATCAAACCACAGGCACAAAAATTTATCCTTACAGACTACTGCCTAACACACAAAATACTTACGAGATGGCAGAAAGATTTGGATTAACCAAAGACGAAATTAGGAAAGAGATACGTGAATTCAACAAGAGTGCATGGATGTATACGCAAGAACCAATGCGAGATTCAGTACAGTGGGTCAAATTGATACACGCAGAAGGCTGGACTTTTATTCCAATAACAAGTCAAACATCTGATCTGCCAGCACAACAAATAAGGAAAAAAAGGTTAGCAGAAATTTACGGCGAAGATGTTTTCAGGAACTATCACATACTTGACACAGGAGCCGATAAAAATAATGTGTTAAACGAATTTAGAGACACAGGTTTATGGTGGATTGAGGATAAGCCACACAACGTTGAGGTTGGCCTGGAATGCGGTCTAAGATGTATTATTATAGATCATGAGTATAACAGAGATTTTGCACACCCGGATGTTACCCGTGTAAATACCTGGAGACAGATACATCAGTTAATAAACAAATGAAAATATACGTAGGACACGACAGCAGAGAAGACATAGCGTATCAGGTATGCGAACACAGTATTAAAAGAAGAGATCCCTCCGCAGAGGTGATTCCCCTTAAACAAAATCAAATGCGTGACCAAGGATTATACACAAGACCTGTGGATAAACTTGCTTCAACAGAATTTACTTTCACAAGGTTTTTTGTTCCTTATCTAAATGACTTCAAAGGTTGGGCAGTGTTCTGTGATTGTGATTTTCTTTGGAGAATACCATCACACGAATTAGTAAAATACTGCGACAATTCAAAAGCCGTTGTGTGTGTTCAACATGATTATACACCAAAAGAAACAACCAAGATGGACGGACAGACGCAGACAGTTTATCCAAGAAAAAATTGGTCAAGTATGGTTTTATGGAACTGTGAGCATCCAAAGAACAAAATATTAACACCGGATCTATTGAACAGAGAAGAAGCAAAATACTTACATAGGTTCAGTTGGTTGGAGGACAATGAGATAGGTTCATTGCCGTGTGAATATAATTGGTTAGTCGGTTGGTACACAGAACCAAAAGACGGCACACCAAAAATATTGCATTATACAGAAGGCGGACCGTGGTTCGACGGTTATCGTGATTGTGAATACGGCGACCTTTGGAAGAAAGAACTTATTAATTTGTTTAGCAGTTAATGGACCTAAATGTTTTACAAAACTTAAAGGCAAACAATATCCATTACGATCCTTATCCACACATCTACATTGAAAATGTGTATCCAACAAAGACCTTTGACACCCTATACGAAAATTTTCCTGTAAGTGCTATTAAAGACAACACACAGGCAATACAATCGCACACACATAGATATCTAGCAGACGATGTGCTGAATAAAGACGTGTGCAATACGCCAAATATTTGGAAAGACTTTTTTGAGTTACACACATCGCAAAAATTTTACGAGCAAGTGTTGAATATTTTTAATACTAATTTCAAAAAGTATATAGGAGAAAATGTCAGAGTAAGAGGCACCGAAGGCAATACCAAGATTGTCACCGATACACAATTTGTTGTGCATAGGCCTTACGAATCTACTACACGAACCACACACCTCGATAATCCTTTGGAATTATATGCTGGACTACTTTATTTTCGACAAAGAGATGACAAAACAAAAGGTGGAAACTTTGAAATATTTAAAACCGACGAAATAAAACAAGTTTATGCTAACACCGGAAGAGAAGTACCAGAAAACGTTGAAAAAACTTTGGCAAAAACAATACCTTACAAAGCAAATAGTTTTGTGTTGTTTGTTAATACCAACAAATCAGTACATGGTGTGACACCTAGGGCAAAAACCTTATTTGATAGATTGAGTGTGAATATTATAGCGGAGATTGAACGGAGAAAAGACGCTCCATTGTTTACACTTGAGGAGATTCAAAAATAAGTTCGCTCATTGCTTTTTTACGCACACGATTGATATAAATTTTCCAACCAGCATCTTTAAATCGTTTGCACATAGTTTCCATTTTTTGTAAACCTTCTTGTCTGGTATTGCCTAAATTAAGTTCTATCTCTGTGATCCAATATTTTACGCCGGTATTATTTGTCAGCAATTCATTGCTGAAATCTTCCCATACTCCTTCTATATCTGTTTTTATAATGTCTACATGATCCCAATTAACTTTATTCATACATGATTTTAACGATAAACACTCAACACTTATGTCTTCTCTTTCATGATCTTCCAAATGATTTGAATGTAAAGAATAACTTGCACCCCATACACCTTTCCTTACATAAAACTTTTTTATAGCATCTTCTTTAGCATAAGCAATAGGAAAAAATTGCATTTGTTTTTTTCTCGACCAATCATGACTTTTCCAATGATCTATTGCTACCGGTGACGGATCAAATAATTTTACTTGCATGGCATCATTATCTTCGCACACTAGATTTTCAAATTTTGTATCATTGTTCACCCCAAAACTTAAAAGCCTAGTGGAGTTTTTAACAACATCGTGTGGCAAGTAATAATTCCTATATTGCTTGAAGCCGTGTCCAACACAATAAGTTTGTTCTATCCTACGTAATTCACTTAATATTTGTTCTTTGTTCATAAAGGTTTTTCCAAGCAGTTCCGTTTCTCATTTCTTGTATGTGAAATGATCTATTCGCTAACGAATACAGCCATGGTTCTCTTTCTGTGTATTTAGGTGTTTCGATTTTTGTGAAGTCATGTTCTGAAATAGGTGCTCCGGCGTTTACAATCTTGTCTGTAAAAATTGGCACTCCATTCCTCACGCTGTCAATTACAGTTGTGCTATTATAAGTCACTGTTGCAAAAATATTTTTCCAATCTACTGGTCCTTTATGATCGGTAGGCTTATCAACTTTTATTGTCGCTCCATATTCGTCTTTTTTTATATTTGGATTGTATGGTTTCTCCCTGACTTCTATCTTCCTGTCGGTATTCTCTTTTAGGATTTTTAATGTGTTTTCTAACCAATCATGGGCATTGAAAAAATCCATAATTGCATTTGTTGGGGGCAAAACTAAAATAGTGTCTCCGTCCTTTTTCCATGGAGATAATTCTTTGTAGAAATATTTGTTATATCTATCTGGACTTGTATCGTGCCCTATATAATTGTGTGTATGTGCATTCCATACCAGGCGGAACCAATGAGGGGGTTTATGGCAATTTGCATAATAACTGTGATCCATATATATAAAATCATGTTTTTGTTCTTGGCACCATTTAAAAACGTTTCCGCCGCCTGCTAATATTCCGTACATGATTAAAACTTCTTCTGGTAGATTTTTTTCGTCCATTTTTTTGAAATCGTATATTTTTTTGGCACCTGGACACCCTGATACGATCGCTTGGACATAAGGTTGTGTTCTTGGTTTGGTGGTGTCAATTCCTGCTACGTTCATAATTCCTTGAAACCTTTTTCTCTGTCTAAATATTTGTGTTCGACTTTTGTGGGTTTCAGTTCTTGCAAGACATCTAAAACTTTTTCAGGATCGAACTTACTGCAACTGTAGACATCAAGTTGCACCAATGCTGGGTTTACTTCATCCCATATGTGCAAGGCAATATGGCTAGTTTCTATGATTGCAAACGCAGTCACTCCTTTATTGCCTGGCATTTTACAGTATGTGGCAGTGGGGCCGTACATGGCTTTCATGTCAATTGCTTTGATAATCCTGTTGAGAAACTTTATTGCTTTATTACGATTAGTGATTGGCTGAGAAACTTCTGCTCGGATGATAATATGTTTGTGTTCTAAAATTTTATTCATAGTATTTTAAAATCTTTCAGTATACTTACTGCTTTTCCATTCTCATACTCTTCAGGTGTGAACTGCTGATAACACAGGCCGCGTAGTAATTCTGTTGGATCCTGATACACAGGATTTTCAATTTGCGATAAGTCTGTGTTAGATATTTCCGCGGCAAAACTTTTTTTATGACAGAACACAGGAACTCTCATCATTAATGACTCAACTGCACTGATACTGCAACTGGTGACACAGCAGAAAGCATTTTTTAAATCCTCAGACAACGGCACTTTTGCTTCGCTCGGTCCGGATGTGCCTCTACCTCGTGGTTTGATTCTTACTTTGATAGGCCGATCTGTATATTTTTTAATTTCATTTATTGTGTCATCTAACCATGTGTTATGATCTAGGTATCTATGGATGCCGGCACTACTAGGACAAATTAAAATGTGAGACCTTGACGTGTTAGTATCTTCAAATTTAAGATTAAACTTTTCAAATCTGTCTGCAGGACAACCATTAATAAGTTTTGCATGAATGGTATTTTTACTAAATCTCCAATAATGATTATCCTTCTTTAGATTTTTATTATCGAATCTGCCAAAGTAAGGCGTGTCAGTAAAATAATAATCTTGCTTATTTTGTTCTAATTGATGTATGATGTCGCTGTTTAGATTTACAAGACCCCAAAACATTGCAGGACTTTTTACAAGATTCTCTGTGTTGTTTACAATCTGCGTGGATTCCGGCCATGTTTTTTGTATTCCTTCAAACACAGACCAACATTTACTATTTTGGTTTTCAATAGGAGCGTATATAGACAACATAAAGTAATAATTATATTATTATACAATGCAAGTAAAAAACATTCAAGATATAAAATGGTTCACTGAAAAGTTTGGACAGATTGATAGTGTATGGGAATACAATATTCCTGGTTACGGCACCCATCAAACTTTACCAACTTTTGTTGCTGAATTTGAAAATTGTTTTGTGCATTCAAACCCGGCTTTTGTTGTCACAGCAGAACAAGAAATAATCACTAGTCATGTCGGCCCACTTAACTGGAAAACAAAAAGGAAACCAAAGCATGGATGTTGGACAAACTTTGAACAAGACAAAGTAAATTTGAATGTGCCGCCTGTCACTAAACAATTTAATGAATTTGACACATACGTCTGGTTGCCTTTTGAAACAATCAGTGCAAACAACCCATGGCATGTATGGATAGACATGATAGGAAAATTTAGGTTGCTTGAAAAGAGGTTCAATAAGGCATTTGCAAACTTTGTATTTGTGTTGTCACAACCCAGTAAGTATTTTGAAAAAGTCGCAAAGGAACTTTTTCCAAGCGTACACTTCATGGTGATGCCTCCAAAGACGTGCTGGCGTTTTAAACATTTAATTTGTCCAAGCATGTTGAATTCAAAAGACGGCGTAGTTCTTCCAACCCTTCCACAATGGTTGCATCATAGATTTGCACCAAAATATGATAAGCCAAATAAAAAAGTTTACATAGATAGAAAATATTCGCCAAGCCGTAGACTTACAAACGCCGAAGAGTTAATGATTGCATTGAAAGGATTCGAGGTGCAAAATCTTGAGGACCTAAGCATAAAAGATCAGATGAAGTTATTTGCATCAGCAACCACTGTCGTGTCTACACACGGAGCCGGACTAGTAAATTTGCTGTGGTGCAAGAAAAATACAAAAGTAATTGAAATCACACACGAAGACAGTAATAAAAAAGTTTATCCTGGATTAAGTTTACACCTGCAATTAAAACATAAGGTACTGGTTGGACAAAAAATTCCTATACCAATGGACTCACCGGAGAAAAAGTTACACAGATTAAATGATTACAATGATATTAAATTAGATTCTAAAATTTTACTTTTGAATCTTGAATAAACTTCCCCGGATCTGATCTCATCAACTGTCCACATCATATAACCAAGGCTGTTTAGCCATTCAGTCCTGTCAGGGAATTCAGGATTCTCAATTTTAGTAAGATCTTTGTTTGCTACTGGCCAACAAATTGCAAGATCCGAAGTTACAAAAGTTGGAATACCTCTCACACAACTATCTGTACTTGCAGTAGAATTGTGGGTAACAATAGCATGGCAATTGTCTAAAACTTTTTGAAAATGGAATCTGTAATTCTTTTTTTGATCGCCTACAAAATGCATTTGCGGCATATCTATTTCCACATCTGCAGGAAACCTATCTCTAGCATTGTGTATGGCCTCGGTATTGTTTGGATGTGGGCGGGCAATAAATTTTCTTTTTGTGAGTGGTCTCAATTTTTTATAAACATCTAAAAACCAATCTACAGGATTCAACTCATTCATGGACCAGTTATCTTGTGGCTGTAACACAAACACAATAGGTGCATCTGGATTTGAAGTTTTTTGCCAATCATGTTGATTTATTTTAAAAGTTTGCTTCATTGACTCCCATCTATCACTTGGCACACCATTGGCAAAGAATTCACCATTCCTCATAGGTGTCCACAGGCTAACTCTATATCTGTGCTGTGGATGTCCACTCACATTACCAAATGACGAGCATATCCCACCATCAAATGTTATTACCACAGAACCCTTTTCCTTGGCGTTTTTAACAAGAGTATGTCTTCTACCTTTAGTGTGATGTAATTGTTTGTCTCCACCATAACCAAACATGACACCTATAGGAGCAGTAATTTCCATTTCACCGGCTCTGGTGTCTCCGGTCATGTTTTCGTTTACAATTTCTACTTCGTCGCCTACTGACTTAACTCCTTGTGCGAAATCATATAATAGTTGATAGGAATCGCCTCTTCTACGATCTTTTACAGTTCTGCGAAAAATTTGTACTTTTAATTTTGTCATTAAATATGTATACTTAATTATGAAATCATTATCAGTACTTACAACTTTTCCTCCAAACAGATGGACAGCATACGCTAAAAGAATGATAGAGAGTTTCATCGACAACTGGCCAGAGGACGTTAAGTTGCATGTTTACTACGAACAAACAAAACCAGAGTTAGAAAACGACAAGATAATATATCACAAATTGGAAAACGTTTGTCCAGAACTTGTAAACTTTAAAAACAAACACAAGCACGATCCGGTTGCAAATGGCGAGTTGCAAGAGATACCCGGAGGCGTAAGACGTTTGCCAGGTGCTGGTGACAAGGACAAAGGCAAGGGTTCGTACCTATGGGACGCTGTGAGATTTGCTCACAAAACATTCGCGGTTGATCATGCAATAAAGAACGCAAACACAGATATAGTTTTATGGCTAGATGCTGACACTTATACATTCCGTCCAATTCCAAAAGATTTTGTTTTAGATTTGATGCCTGAAAATAAACTGGTCAATTTTTTAGGCAGGGGAGACAAATATCCCGAATGCGGTTATGTTACATACAACACAAAACATCCAAAAATAAAAGAATTCATGTCCACGTGGACAAACTTATACAACACAGATAAAATTTTTGAAGAACTTGAATGGCACGACAGTTATCTCTTTTGGCAGGTTGTCAAACGGGTCGCACCAAACGACGGTGTGGACATTGGAAAGGGTGCTGGAGCAAAAGGACACCACGTGTTCGTAAACAGCGTCTTGGGACAATACATAGATCACATGAAAGGCAAAAGGAAAATTAAAGGAAAAAGTTCAGCGTCGGATCTGAGAACAGCGCCAAACATCGAATATTGGCAGAACGTTGAAAACTACGATCCATTTGGTGGTATAAAATTTGATCCAAAACAAGCGGAAGATATAATTAGCAAAGTAGAAAAAGGAAATAAAGGAAACTAATGAAAAAAATCACAACAGAATTTGACCAAATACTAGAGGAAAAGTATAGAAAACAACCTCACAAGAATCAGAGACATCACGTAATCTATGAGATTATAAAAAGATTACAACCAAAGACTATTGTGGAAACAGGAGTTTACAAAGGTAAGAATGCGGCCAGCATGATAGGGAACGCCAGCGTGGCCACAGACTCCAACGGTGAGGGAATACAGTATTGGGGATACGATATGTTTGAAGACATAGATGTCGACATGAGCGAAAAAGAATTTCATACCAAGGGGTTGCGTAAACCACAACCCACTTACGATAACGTACAAAAACTGATGTCATCTGCATGTCCTAAAGCAGATATAAATTTGATTAGAGGCAACACAAAAGACACCTTGGCATACACAAAGGCCGAATTCGCATTCATAGATGGCGGACACAGTATCGAAACAATTAAGCATGATTATGAAAAATTAAAAGACTCTTCTGTAATTGTTTTTGATGATTACTACAGGCAGGGAGACACAGGAAAAATGCCAGATGTAAAACAATTTGGTGCAAACTTTCTGCTAGATGAAATTGATCATTTCTGCGTTGAAACCAGAGACGGTGTCTTTGGAGAAGGCAAAATCAATTTAGGAATCATTGTTAATGAAAATAGCCTTATATCCAAAATTTTCCGCTCTTAACGCCAAACCTGTTTTCAATGCTCTCATTGAACATCTTAAGGCAAAGAATGAAAAAATAATCATAGATTCTCCCAACGAGGATGCCGATGTGGCTGTGATATGGAGTGTGCTATGGCGTGGGAGGATGCTAGACAATAAAGCAATATTTGATCGATACAAGGCACAAAATAAACCTGTAATAGTTTTAGAGGTAGGTGGTATCAAAAGGAATACCACATGGAAGATAGGGATCAATCACATCAATAGAAAAGCGGATTTTGCCAATCAGACTTGGGACGACAGGCGTTGGAAAAAAATGGCCATAGAGATGCAACCATGGAAGCAGACAGGAAATGTTATTGTTATATGTGGACAACATGACACAAGCCATCAATGGACAGGGATGCCAAACATGAGGAAGTGGACAGAAGAAACAATAAACCAAATAAGACAATTTACACAACGTCCTATCATTATTAGACCACATCCGAGGAACGATTTTAACATTGATACCGAAAGATGGAAACACGTGAGAATTAACAAACCCATACGTGATTTCACAACTTACGATGACACAAACTTCAAAAAAATTTTACAAAGCACATGGGCAGTAGTGAATCATTCTAGTAATCCAGCAATGGAATCAGTCATTCATGGAATACCGGTATTTGTTTCTGAAGATAGTCTTTGCTACGACGTTGGTAATCATACGTTTGCGGACATAGAACATCCTGCCATGCCAGACAGAACCAATTGGTCTAGTCAACTTGCATACACAGAATGGACTATTGATGAGATACGTTTAGGTGAGCCATGGCAGAGAATAAGAAATAGATTACAGGAAAAATATATTAAATGAAAACCATAAACTTAAATCAACGTAACGTGATCGAACCCATAGAGTGGACACAGTACAATGGTGAAGAAGTAATCGTAAAGACTATTATCAAGGGTGGCAAAAAAATACAAGAGAAACAATTCTATGAAGATAAAGTAAAGGCGGTGCCAGAAGGTAATGCTTACATCATAGGTAATGGACCCAGCAGGAAAAATTTTGACCTAAAAAAATTACAAGCATCAGGACAAATTTATGGATGCAACGCACTGTATAGAGATTTTATTCCAACGTACTTGGTAAGTGTTGACGCAAAAATGTCTAAAGAAATATCACAGAATAAAGTTTATGAAAAATGTTGGTGTTACGCTCCTAGCCTAGAAGTAAATCGTAACAAAGGATTGGTGCTTATTCCAAACAATCCACACTACACTTCTGGTAATCAGGCTATCTGGATATCAACTGTGCATGGACATAAAAATATATACATGCTTGGATTTGATTTCAGAGAATATGGCAAGAATCAACTGAATAACATATATCAAGACACAGAAAACTACGGCGAACGCCACAGCGATGTAATTTTCACAGAATGGCTTACTCAATTTAGAAACATGATCAAGCAAAGACCTTACTGTAATTTCACAGTTGTAAATGACAATCCCGAAGAATACATGAATCATTTACAGACAGGAACTGACTTAAAAAATACGAGTGTGATTGATTATAAAACTTTTGAATCTACAGTTTTAAATTGATGCCAGCCAATTTTTCTCTCCAACTATAAAAATTTTTATTATGGCTTGATGTTGGATCTTTGATTACAGACATTTGCCATAGGTGCACCATTTCATGCACCAAAGTTTCTAAAAAATCTTTCCAAGTAGGAAACTTGGTCGATAGTTCAAGATAAAATCTGATTGTAGGATTTTCGTAAGGTATGACATCCTGTCTGCATGTACCTTTGCGTGACTTTCTGTTGTCCCAATCTGCTACACATTGTCCCCAATAAGTTGGACAACGCTTTATGTGGATATCAACATTTGGTAACATGCTGTTGAAGACAGACTTGTTAATGATATAAAACCATCTGTAGGCAACGGATTCTGTTGGATAATAATTTTTTACAGTCGCTCGCTTTTCGAGTGCATTACGCATACGTAATTTTACTTTTTTCGATATTCTTTTACTTTTTACGCTTTTGCTCATTGACTAACCAATATAGTATGTTATAATAGTAATTATCAAATTACCATGCATCAAAATAGTACAATAAAAACAATCGAAGAGGCTATAGATATAGTAGCATATAATGATGATTTCTGCTCCGATATCAACCTAAAGAACAAGGCCATGAGTCTATCAATGGCCAGATGGACTTGGACGGAAAAACAAGGCAAACTAGCAATTTACATTCTCAAACAATGTGAGAAAAATCTCGCAGTCGCAAACATAGATATTTCGGAGTTATTGAAGACTCCGGTATTTGAATCTACATTCAGAGTGATAGACAAACAAAAATATCTTAAGGTGCTCGTACCCGGCAACAGAAAATGTTTAGTGATGAAATTTCCTTACCAAGAGAAATTAGTAAATTATATGCGGTGTATCAAAAAAAGAGTAGAAGGAACTCTCATAGTAACATTTGATCAGGAAGAAAAACATTGGATTTTAGATTATGCAGATACAACTTTATATTGGTGTTTCCTTTTGGCAGTGCGTTATGATTTTGAAATACTAGACGATATAGCAGAGGACTTTTATGCAGTTCAATTACAAAAGAAAGCCTACAAAAAACCTTACATAGACATAGACAATATTTTAATAAATTTTAATCACGTGGATCCTGCCGTGGAGCAGAACTTTTTAGATAGGTCAAAAGGCAAACCATTCCTACAAAGGGTAGACATGTTGAAAGATTATTGTGTTGATATTCGCCATAACCATGATATCACCAATCTAACCAAGAAGATAGCATTTGCACAAGAACAATTCATCGCCGTGGACAGGAGTCTATATCCAAAAGATGCTTTTGTAAAAGCACACATTGACTTAAATTTATTTCCTTGCCTGATGGTAGGTACATCCTTGATACAGAACGAAGACATCGACGAATTACTTTCGTGGATAGAAGCATGGCGGAACGCTGGTATTATGTCGCATCAAATATGTTTTTCATCTCAACAAGCATTGACTTGGAGATCAGGACGTATAATAAAGGATGAGTACAAACGTAAATTAAAAGATATTTTTCACTGGATAGGAAATATTAACACACAGCCAAACGAAAAAACAAAAATATTTTGCATAGATACAAGATTCAATCCACCAATGAAGAAAGATATAGACAATTTGCAGTCATCTTTTCCATTTACCGAAACAAGTTTTTGGCCTACCAGTTCGGACTTTGTCAATAAGGTGGTTGATAATATTCCAAAAAGATTGTACTATGTAACTGATAAAAGAAATACATAGTAGTATAAAAATGAGTTCATGCAAATTGGTAATTAAAGACGAGGTAAACGTAAAGTTTCAAGATTTATCTTTAGAACACAGAAAAAAATTACACACCAAATTTAAATTTGAGATACCTTATGCCAGGCATCTACCCGCGGTAAAACTCGGAAGATGGGACGGAAAGGTTTCGTTTTTTGGTCTTGGTGGTACAACATATTTGGCACTGGTCGATCAAATTCTTCCAATATTGGAAGATGCAGGCGTGTACGTTGATTTGAAAGATGAACGACACCAGCATAATTTTGAATTCCAATTGATAGATCAAAATTTTTTATCAAGCATTCAATGGCCTGACAATCATCCGTGTGCAGGACAAGATATTGTTTTGAGAGATTATCAAGTCGAAGTTATTAATAAATTTTTAGAAAATCCTCAAAGCATCCAAGAGGTTGCCACAGGAGCAGGTAAAACAATAATCACAGCCGCCTTGTGCAAACTTGTTGAAAATTACGGTAGGACGCTTACGATAGTGCCAAACAAATCATTAGTCACACAAACAGAAGACGACTTTGTTGCATGTAATCTCGATGTTGGCGTATATTACGGAGATAGAAAAGAACTAGGTAGACAAAATACAATAGCCACCTGGCAATCATTAAACATACTAGAAAAGAAATCAAAAAACGAACATTCGACAGAATTCCTGGAAGCCATGCAAGACGTCAATACTATCATAGTCGACGAGGTGCATATGGCCAAAGCAGATGTTCTAAAAAGATTACTGACAGGACCTTTTGCACATTGTGGTATTCGATGGGGCCTGACCGGTACTGTACCAAAAGCGGACTTTGAATTCTATGGTTTGAAATGCTCCATAGGAGATGTTAAAAACAAGATTCCGGCAAAAGAATTACAAGACAAAGGTGTGTTGGCACAGTGTAACGTGAATGTTTTACAGACGCAGGATCATCCAGAATTTAAAAACTACCAGGAAGAATTAAAATGGTTAACGACCGACGACACTCGGATGTCATGGATTGCAAATAAAATAGATGACATTTCCAATTCTGGAAACACATTAATACTTGTGGACAGAATATCCGCTGGAGAAATTCTAGAGAAGAAGATCAAAGATTCTGTATTCATTTCTGGAGCAACCAAAAATCCAGACAGAAAGGAACACTACGATGAAGTATCTACTGCAAAAAATAAAGTTATCATTGCCACATATGGAGTTGCCGCTGTTGGCATTAACATTCCTCGTATTTTTAATCTTGTTCTTATAGAACCAGGAAAGTCCTTTGTGAGAGTGATACAATCCATAGGCAGAGGCATCAGAAAAGCAGAAGACAAGGATAATGTCCAAATTTGGGACATCACTAGTTCTTGTAAGTTTGCAAAAAGACATCTAGGACAAAGAAAAAAGTTTTACAAAGAGGCAAATTATCCGTATAATATACAAAAGATAGATTATGAAAATCCTTACATTAGAAAATAAAACATACACTTTAGAAAAGATACCAGAGTACGTGGACGACAGTTTACGTTTTGCGGTGTTGGACAATTCAAACCCGCAGGATCCTGATTACTATTACATACCCTTAATTTTTTTAGAAAGTTTCAATGCACCTGCCGCCGTGCTACAAATTGGCCCTCACAAAATCAAAATGCCATTAGATTGGAAAATGATCATAGGAGAAGCGGAGCAAGGTGAATTACATGTGCTACCAATTACAAGTTTAAATGATAGAGGATTCGAAGCATTCACTTTCAATCCACTTACAGGATCAAAGCCTGATTTTTTTGAAGTGGACATCGTGGACATTTATCAAGACATAAAATGGTACTTTCCAAAAATGAAGTCTGGCCAGTTACTAGCAGTGCCATTAGAGGACAAACACAATCCAAGATGTGCTTATTTCGTAAAGGACATATCTAAGCAATGTGAAAACATAGATTATGGCTCCGCCTGGTAAAACTGTAACAATCGAGGCACCAGTGATGATTGTGGACAACACAGTCATATGGATGGAACAACATTGGTTAGACAATTTTATGGCATGGTTAAAGAAGGAAAAATTAGAGATATCCGGATGGGGATGTGAAAATTATAAGTTGAAAGTTGAGTTTGTAGATGCTAAAATGGCAACAATGTTTGGATTAAAATATGGAACAAAAAAGTAAAAGAAAATTTTTCGAACTTCGTAACGGGTTGAAGGCAGTTGATTTCCGTAACAAAGATTACTATGATAGGATTGATGACCATGAGCGGTCTTTGTACTCACCTTATATGATAATGCGATATGCAAGTTCTGTCTCGGGAGATAAGTTTTATCAAGAGCATTATGTTGAAATGGTCAACGAATGTGTTAACAAGCATCTGTTTACGTTGTCAGGCAAACACAAAAAACTGTGTTGGATCCTAACTGCGATGTGCGGATCATTGAAACAACAGTTTCATCCATGGATCAAACCAATGAAGAAGGTCCCAAACAAAAGCATGAAACAGTTGCTTGAAATATTTCCAAGTGCCAAAGAGAGTGATTTGGAAACCTTGGACAAATTGATTACTGACAAAGAACTTGAAGAACTGTTAGAGGACCATGGAATCAAATCTAAATAAGTGTCCCTACTGCGGAAAGACTTTCACTAGAGAAAGAACACTACAGGTACATGTTTGCGAACAGAAACGCAGGCATCTACAAAAAAATGAAAAATGGGTGCAAACTGCATTTGTTGTTTTTCAAAGATTTTATGAAATACACCAAAGAAGTGGAAAGCCAAAGACATACGATGAATTTTGTAAGTCGGCCTACTACAATGCATTTGTGAAGTTTGGCAGACACCTGAACCACATCAATCCTTTGTATCCAGAAAAATTTATAGACTATGTCATAACTTCTAAGATCAAACTCGATCACTGGGCGAGGGACGATTTGTACGAAGCATATCTCGTGGATGTTTTACGATCCGAAACAGTCGAAGACGCACTACGTAGAAGCATACAGACAATGATGGAATGGGCAGAACAACAAAGTGTCCAGTGGAGTGACTATTTCAGGTTAGTCAATACATCAAGAGCCGTCCAGCACATACAATATGGTAGGATATCACCGTGGTTAGTTCTCGGTTGTCCGGCAGGCAAAAAAATGTTACAATCTTTTACTGACGAACAATTACAAATGATCAATAGATTTATTGATCCAAATTTTTGGAACAATAAGTTCAGGAACTACCCTGCTGATCTTTTATTTGTAAAAGAAACTGCCAAGGAGGCAAGAATTGAGTAAAAAAATTGACGACATGATCGAGATAGAACTCGGAGACAGTCTTTTGGTAGTTGGAAGCAATGGCAAATTGAAGAAACTTATTTTGCCTGAATACAAAGACAATATAGAAGAAAGCAAAGGTACAAAAAAAGTAACAGAGATACTTGAACTTTTTGAACCCAATGCTGGATTGAAAGTTTTTGAACAAATGAACAAAAGGAAAATGAACTAATGCCTGATGTAGATATTGATTTTTTTGATAGGGAGAATGCATTGAAATTATTCAAGCACACAGCGGCCAGTATCATAAAAAATGATCAATCCGAGAAGCACAAGACAGGTGTTTACTTCCACAGCATTCCTACAGATCCAATAAGCAAAGAAGCCAGCATAGATTATAAAGAGGCGGAAGAAAGAGGATACTTCAAGATAGATTGTTTGAATGTTAACATCTACAAGGACGTAAAATCAGAACAGGATTTGGTAACATTGATGATACAGGAGCCGGACTGGGACATGTTGAAAGACAAAGTGATAGTTGATCAACTTTTCCATCTGAATGGACATTTTGATATTGTGAGCAAACTGGAACCAAAAAACATAGAACAACTAGCGGCTGTATTGGCAATTATTAGACCTGCCAAGAGACATCTGCTATATAAATTTTGGAAGGAGATTTTAGAAGACGTTTGGAAAAAACCAACAGACGGTTCGTATTTTTTCAAGAAGTCTCACGCAGTTGCATACGCACATGCGATTGTTGTACAAATGAATCTTATAAAAAATGCACAACTTAAAGAAACACCTACTACATAACCTTGATTTCAGCAGTGGGTTTGGAATAGACCTGCCAATGTTGAATGATCAACCACGTAATAAATTTTATAGAAACTGCCTCGCGGAATGTAAAGACAAAGTTGTCCTTGACGTGGGGTCGGGCACAGGACTTTTGTCGGTCATGGCAATCGACGCTGGTGCGAAAAAAGTTTATGGTTTTGAGATTGATAAGAAGAATTATGAACTGTCACAACACCTAATCGAGAAGGCAAAGTTACAAGACAAGATAAAAATATTTCACATGGACGTTCTAGACTGCGATCCAAAGAAGTTAGACATAGAACCAATAGATTTTGTCATGAGTGAAACTTTCGCCAGCGACATCTTTATACAAAATTTCACGCACATCACAGACTATGTGCTACAGAAGTTTCCGCTGGCGAAAAATTGCACAGTCATACCATCCAAGATAGAATTGAAAATAAGTGTAGTTGATCAACTCGACAAGAATGATTTCGATCCCGGCGTAAACTTACATAAAGGATTCAAGGATGCAATGAACGAGGTCGTACAGATATACCGAGACAACTGGAAGCCGCAAGGACAGGTCAGATACAATCAAGAAGTAAACATAGATCAGACACACAACCTGCAGTCAGCAAGATTGCACGACGATGTCGTAGAAATTGAAACGGCACAAAGCATCGCAGAGTTTGATATAGATGGCACGACAACGGAACAATTACACATGTTCACTAAATCGTTTAGATTCGATGAAAAAAAGATAGCACATCCTTATTTGAAAGTGCAATGGACTTTGCACAGAAACGGTGAGCATTTTGATCTCTTCTACCCAGGAAGTCTCTGGAGAACACTCGGGTTCAAGATAGATCCTGAAAAACCAATGGAGTTTGATGCTAGATTCAACATACAGACAAACAGCCTTATCATAGCACAAAAAGACATCTAGACTAAATATAGTTTTGATGTACCATCAAAAAAAGAAAAAGAAATCCACAAAAAAATCTAAAAGAAAATCTTCAAATTATCGTTCAGAGAGTAACAGTTATCAGCCGGATAGTCCTTTAACATTACATTATCTTACAACAGGTGCTATACTTCCTGAAAAAAAAGAAGATTAAGTGGGTCTACGCATTAACTGGATTGTTTTCCTTTTAACCCGCTTCTTCGATATGTCGTCCAATTTTACAACAGGTCCATGCATAATTTTTATGTCTTTTGATGCTAAAGTGACCAGTGTGCTTCTAAAGTAATTAAAGTCCTTCTTGAGGAATATGTTTATTGGTATTTGCCTATTACTTTCCCACCACCAAGTTTGTCCTAACTTGAGAAATGCCATTTTGTCCTTTGGTAGCAGAATCCTGCCATAATCGTAGAAACTAGTTACATTGGCATCCTGGTTTTGTATTATGCCTACAAACTCCAGATCGCCTTTGGTAATAAGCGATAAAAAAGGAAAATTTTCCTTTAAGGTTTCAAAAATCTTGTTCATGCTCTATCTATAAATACTGTTAAATATGTATTATGCAAACAGTATCAAGGTATTTACTATCACAGTTGGTAATCGCCTATGTAAATGGTTATCACGGGAGGAACTCAAAAGTGTACGATAGACGTTTAACACTGCACAGAGGGGTTAATAACCCTATAACCTTCACGTTCAAAAACGAGGATCAAAAGGCGCAGGATATTACATCAAAAACATACGAATTTAATTTAATTGATACAGAAAGCAAGAAATCTGTGCTTACCAAAAATTTGACTGTGTTGGACGATGGATCCACTGTAAGCACAAGAGGTGATGCAAGTTGCACCATAACAGACGGCGATCTACTAGACTTAGATGCAAAATTTTATAATTTTTCCGTTAGGGAAATTGGATCAGATGGTAGTAGAACAATTACATATTCTGATACAGGTTACGCGGCCGCTGGCACAGTTGAACTGTTGGATACTGCCTATCCACAGTTTGTTGCGAGTACAGAAGTCAACAGTTTCACAGTTACCACAGGCCCACAATCAAAAACAAGTGCGGCGGTTGATGCCCAGCCTGGAAAAAACAACAATAAAGCATTACACAGCATTGCTGTTTACACCAAAAATTTTAGTGGAGAGTTACAAGTGCAAGGCACAATGGTAAGCACTTCACCGGTGGATGCCGACTATTTTAACATCACTCTGGACGGACAATCATCAGACAAAGTAACCTTGACAAATTCAACAACGGTTACACATTTCAACTTTACAGGTGTTTACCAAAACGTTAGGTTCTCATGGGGCAACGCTTCTGGTAATACTGGTAAGATTGACAAAATCCTATATAGACAGTAAAATAGTTTTATGAACCTGATCCAGTCGACTATTCTGACGTCCTTGCCTCCTGGGCAAAAAAAGACACCATCCGGATGGATATCCTTCAACGCACCTTGTTGTGTTTACAACGGAGAGAACGCAGACAAAAGGAAAAGGGGAGGCATAATGTTATCTGCCGATGGCACGTTAAGTTATCATTGTTTCAACTGTGGATTCAAATCCAGTTACGTTATTGGACGTAAACTCAATTATAAAATGAGACAACTTATGTCATGGTTTGGCATTGCCGATGATGTAATTAAAAAATTAGCCATTGAGGCAATGAGGCACGAAGAGTCTGGTGTAACATATGAGAAGAAAAAATTTGTAAACTTCAATAAAAAAACACTTCCAAAGAACGCACAAAAAATTGAAACATGGTTAGAAAAATATCTAGCAAAAGATCTTACTGACAGGCAGTATGAAAAAATAGACCAATTCTTAACATATCTTTCAAGTAGAGGAATTGATCCAAGTTGGTATGATTTCAGTTACTCACCTGTGAAAGAATTTGATTTTGATCAACGTGTGATCATCCCTTTTTACTGGAAAGGAGACATTGTTGGATTCACGGGTAGGAGTTTTACTGATTCGCCAAAAGCAAAATACTTTACAGAAGTACAACCCGGTTACGTTTTCAATATGGACGCACAAGACTGGTCACGGAAGTTTGTAATAGTAACCGAAGGACCTTTTGATGCTATTACCATATCTGGGGTCAGCATATTGGGATCAGAGGTAAATGATACACAAAGGGATTTGCTTAATGGCCTTAACAAAAAAGTCATAGTAGTTCCGGACAGAGATGCTCCAGGACAAAAATTAGTAGACCAGGCATTGGAATTTGGATGGAGCGTTGCTTTTCCAGAATGGGATAAAACGGTTGGCGATGTGGCAGATGCTGTGTTAAAATATGGCAGGCTGTTTACTTTACAATCAATACTAAAAACAACAGAGTCAAGTAAATTGAAAATAGATTTAAAGAGAAAGATGTATGGCTGATTATTCGTTTGATGTACAAAAATTATATCTAGAAATGTTCTTGGCAGATGCCGAATCGTTTGCTAGGGCACAGAATATTTTTGATCCTGTGCATTTTGAAAGAAAACTACAACCAATAGCCAAGTTCGTAAAAGAATATTCGGATGAATACAAAGTGATGCCCGATGTTGATCAAGTAAATGCTAAACACGAAATCAAACTGAAATCAGCAAAGGATCTCGATCCAAGTCATTTCACTTGGTTGCTTGATGAGTTTGAAAACTTTTCAAGACACAAAGCAATGGAAAAAGCGATTTTAGAGTCAGCGGATCTACTTGAAAAGGGCGATTACAATCCAGTAGAAGATAAAATTAAACAAGCAGTTAGCATTAGTCTTACAAAAGACTTAGGTACAGATTACTTCGAGGATCCAAGAGGTAGGTTGGAGGCTTTAAAAAACTCCAACGGGCAGGTCAGCACAGGGTGGCCCAATGTTGATAAGAAGTTATATGGTGGGTTCAACAAAGGTGAGTTAAACATATTTGCAGGTGGATCAGGAGCAGGCAAAAGTTTATTCCTACAGAATCTAGCAGTCAACTGGGCAACCGCTGGCTTGAACTGTGCGTACATCTCGTTTGAGTTGAGTGAACAGTTAGTGGCAATGAGATTGGATTCGATGTTAGCAAACATACCAACTAGGCAAGTAATGAAAGATATCGAGAACGTTGAAATGAAAGTCAAAATGATGTCAAAGAAATCAGGTGGTATACAGATAAAATATCTGCCAAGTGGTAGCAACGTGAACGATCTCAAAGCGTACATAAAAGAATTGCAATTAAAACAAAAGAAAAATATTGATTGTATACTGATAGATTATTTGGATCTCATGATGCCAAAATCTAAACGTGTGTCTCCCGCGGATCTTTTTATAAAGGACAAATATGTTTCTGAAGAATTAAGAAATCTTGCAACAGAATCAAACATTATAATGGCCACGGCATCGCAACTTAACAGGGCATCAGTCGAAGAGATCGAGTTTGATCATTCTCACATTGCTGGAGGATTATCGAAAGTGCAAACAGCAGATAACGTTGTTGGTATTTTTACATCCAGGGCAATGAAAGAGCGTGGCAGATATCAAATACAATTTATGAAGACAAGATCAAGTTCTGGTGTTGGACAAAAAATTGATTTGGAATTTGACATAGACACATTAAGAATAAGAGACCTAGCAGAGGATCCAGAGTACCAACAGTTTAAAAAACAAACTTCAACAATATATGATAACCTCAAACAAAAAAGCAAAATTACACCAAGCGGTGCACCAACAGATGCAAGACCCGACAAGGATATAGATCCAAGAAAGGGCGATTCGGTAGGCAAGGTCAAAGCGAATGTTGAAGGAAACAAATTAAGAGAATTGCTGAACGAACTTCATTCAGATGAAGAACAATAGTGTCATTTATATAAACGGTGACAGTTGGTGTGATAACAGGTATTTCAAGACCTTATTAAACAAAACATTTCCAAGTCAATTAATTGTCAATGCGGCAGTGCAGGGCAACTGGAACAGTCAGATCAATGCAACTACTATAAATGATATTAAGTTGCTGTCCGAAAAATTTAAAAACATAAACTGTTTTGTCTATTACAGCGAGTGCTTGAGAGGATCATCAGAGGACGAGACAATTAAGCAAATGGCAAAACACAAGACGTATGATAGAATAAATCTATTGCTTGAAGACCTACTGTACAGTTATCATGCCGTACTACAAAAAAAGATAGGTGACCTTTGTAACCTAAACATGACAACAGCGTTCATCGACAACTGTGTTCTATCCACAATGCGACCTATGTACCAGGCAATGTTATCCGAGAATCCTTTTCACAAATGTTATTCATTGAGCAAACACGTAAAGGATCAGTCTGTATTAAACGCTTTGTTTGACAAAGAAGAAAACGTGAGGTATCTCGACAGCGTGATCGAAAGATGTAAGTTGCTTGAAAGCATACCGGGAATGAAAGATTACCATCCTAACAACGAATCTTTGTATGAAATGGTAATTGCGGACATCCAAAACAAACTTGCGTAAGCGTAAATTTTTTCAACAGCGAAAGCAGTAATTTTGCGTAAGATTACTTGTTGACCTCTCATAAAGCACAATTACAACTGCCTATTTTTGTTTGTCTGTTTGTCGCGAGTAATAAATAAAATTGCTCAAGGCAATACAGGCAAACATAGGCATGAAAAAAGACAAACAACTAAACGACATCACAAGGCTGTACGATAGATTCATTAGGCAATGTCCAGGCACAGAAGAATACACGCATAGGCTAGCCGAGGAAACTCAACTCATCCTTCAACTACGATTCGTAGACTACTTCATCCAAATATGTGACATAATGGCAATCACCAGGGACATACCACACATGACCCGAGGTTCTGCCGGATCGTCCCTTGTCTGCTATCTGCTTGGCATAACAGATGTAGATCCTGTGGAGTGGGGAATACCCGTGGCAAGATTTCTCAATCCCAACAGAGACGACCTACCTGACGTTGATATTGATTTCCCCCATTATCGTCAGGCGGAGGTCATGCAGAGAATATTTGATCGCTGGCCCGGAAAGTCTGCCCGAATATCAAACTACGTGCTCTATCAAGATAAGTCGGCAAGGCGTGAAGCGGCAAAGCGATTGGGTGCCAAGGGTAATCTCCCTCGCAGGTTTACATATGAATCGGTTGGTGTTGATCCAATCGAAGCAAGGCGCATAGAGAACAAACTTAAAGGCAAAAAAAGATGCATATCAAAACACTGCGGAGGAATACTGATGTTTCAAAGACAATTACCCAAAAGCCTATTCACGGCTGAAAATCAAATACTGCTAGACAAGAACGAAGTGGAGGACCTCGAACACCTCAAGGTGGACATACTGGCCAACCGTGGTCTGTCCCAACTGTTGGAGATAGATCCCACCACGCGATTGGCTGACTATCCGGAAGAGGACCAGGCCACATCTGACCTCCTGTGCAGAGGAGATGTATTGGGAGTAACGCAGGCAGAGAGTCCGGCAATGAGGAGACTGTTCAGGGCCATACAACCAAAGAGCATGAAGGACTGTGTGTTCGCCACAGCACTGATAAGGCCAGTGGCCATATCCGGACGAAAGAAAGCAACCATGTTTCATGACTGGTCACAGGAACGCATGAGCGACACGATAGTGTACGAGGACGACGCCATAGACAGAATATCCGAGGTACTGAACATCGACAAGTATGAGGCCGACATGTACAGGAGAGCGTTCGCAAAAAAGAACGAAGAAAAGATAATGGAATTTATAACAAGGCTGGGCAATGATCCACGCAAGGATGAGATCATAACAATGTTACAGTCGTTGTCGGGATTTGGTCTGTGTAGGGCACACGCGGTGAACCTCGGCAGACTGATATGGGCGTTGGCATACCAGAAGGTACACAACAAAGAGAAATTTTGGCAATCGTGCCTGAAGCACTGTCAGGGATCATACAAGCGATGGGTGTACAGGACAGAGGCCAAGCGTGTGGGCATAGAAGTGGTCACACCAAGCAAGTCCGACCATTGGGACACACCAGAGTTCCAATATCGCAAGTATGGGTGGTGGAGTTCGAGAGATTTCATGCCGGGCATGTACGTGAAAGAGTTATACCTCGACAAGGTCGAGTTCGCGGGCATGATAGCAAACGGACGGGTGTTCCGTGGCGACAAAGGCAAGTATGTGACATTCCTCACACTAGGAGTTGGTAATGGACAATACATAGATGTCACCATAAAGAGAGCATTCGCATATAGAGATCATGATGTGGTGTGGGGTCAAGGCACCGTACGGCACAGTAACAATTCCGAATACCTCGAGTGCTACGATGTAAAAGGATTTAGGCTAGAAAAATACTTGCATCACAACTAATTCTGTTGTATACTCAACACATGCCAACGTTAGAATACACAATGAATCCAAAATATGTTCACGCCGCGGTGACGGTGTATGAACATCTAAGGCTGACATTGAAAACACACGCGGAAGACAAATACCATAATGATTCCTTGATGTCTGACATGGTATACTCACCATTGACTGTGGTATATCGAAATCCAGATGCATCAGAACCAAGAAAGTTTGATGTGGTAGAGACAAGACGCAAATGGATGCATGACACAGCAAAGGATCCATGGATAGAAGGACACTGGGCAGAGTTCGGTGTTCGTGAGGGACAAACCATTGGATACCTATTAGAGGCAAAACCCGATCAGGAAATACACGCATTCGACAGTTGGGAAGGACTACCAGAGGAATGGCATGATGGAGGTAACAGATACCAAAAGGGAGACATGACCGTGGACATACCAAATTTTCCTCCCAATGTGAAATGCCACAAAGGATGGTTCAAGGATACTATAGATACAT